AGATTAGACAAAAAGTCTTTTGGGTTTCTTTTTCTATATTCTTGTTTTTGTGATGAAGTAAAATTTTTATAAGCCTCAGTTGTAGTTACATCTTTTAAATCTTTTCTACCTGTAACTTTAGTATAACCAAGTCTTGCTCTAGCAAGATCATCAACTCTGTCCTCAGCAAAAGGTGAGCTTAAGCCCATATATTTTTTACCTGTTCGCTCTTCATAAGCTTTTATTCTTGCTAAACTTGGATCGTTTGGACTTTTAACTTTTGTATAAGGTGTAACCGCTCCCATTTATCCTCCAAGCAAAGTAGCTTTGTTAATGTCTGAATTTGATATTGAACCAATAGAACTGTCAGTTAAGATCGTAGATCTTCTGCCAACTCGATTTCTATTTCTTCTTCTAAGATCCTCAGCCTCTTGAGCTTTTCTTGCTTCATCCTCAACGCTAGGCACAGAGGAAACCTCAGGCATAACTATTGCTGGTGGACTAGGAATTTTAGGACTAAATATTGAACTCATATTTGTACTCCGTTTGTAAATTTTTATTTGTTATAAATTTTTCTTTTTCTAAACCTACTGCTAATGTTCTTAGTGCGTCGGCGGCGTGACTTGCCCACGAATGAACTGGCTTAGCAGAGTAAACTCTATTCTTGTCGTTATACTTTCGATGATAATGTCTAAGTGCATTAATTAACTTAGTGCAATTATCGACATCAATGCTGCATCGTGGCAGTATCATCTTCACTGCGTGGATGCCATCTTCTATGGGTAGCTTGTCAGCTATTTTAAATCTTAATCCTAATTGGTAAGCCGTTTCTCTTCTTGTTCGACCAGTACCAAAATCTGTTTGCTCTAAATCGTGTGGTCCGTAGTGGTGTAAATAGACATAATCTTTTTCTTTGAGGACCTGAGCGTAGTGAGGAAAAGCTTTGTTATTATCCTCATAGAAGTCAATAATATTGATAGCGTGTCCAATATTTTGGAAAAAAATAATAGCAGTACTATCATTAAAACCAATATCCCAAGCGGTATTAACAGGATAGCTTGGATCATAAGGAACTCTAGTAATCCGTTTTTCATCTTCCATCGCATTTAATAGATCACCATAAATTGAGCCTGTTATGTTTCCTATAAAGGAACATTCAAACTCTTGGTTATACTTTGCTTGACCCATCACGGATAAAGCAGCGTCTAACTCTTCTTGATCTATTAATTTTGTATCACTTACTTTTGCTGTATATAAAAACCAATTTGGATCCGATTGCGCTTTTAAATAATAATCATAAAAAAGATTGTTCATTCCTTTTGGTGTTCCACAAAGAGACAACCAACCTTTTCGATCAGCTAATGCTGGTCTTATGACTTCATCAACTACATCTGAACTAACTTGAGCTGTTTCGTCTATAACGCAGCCATCAAGATAAATACCTCTAATGCTATCTGGATTTTCAGATGATAACAGCATTATCCTAGCGCCATTCATTAAGTCACAACGCAATTCAGTTTCGTTGTATTTAGTTGCTGGAATTTTAGATGTGTAATGTTTTAAATAATCAAACGCTATTTTCTTGGCTTGCGAATAAGTCGGTGCAAGGTAAGCATAACGAGGATTATGATTTGTGTTTGTCATCGCACATTTAATTAAATGATTGATGAGCATAACTGTTTTGCCAAACCGTCTATGACAACATAATACTGAAAATCTATGTTTGTCTAATTGTTCGTGAATGAAAGCCTGTTGCTTTCTTGGCGAATACGGAATTGTAACTTTCATTAATGGACAGTTGGTACTTTGTCTTTATCCCAGTATTTCATTTCTATCTTTGAAAAAACAAAATCAGCAAACTCAGACATATCTTCGTTATCTTCAAATCCATTAAAGACCATCATAAGTTCACCGTTATACGTAGTGATAGTAAACGCTGAGACGTTTTTAAATTTGTTAGGTATAGTTAGTTTCTTTTTTTGTTTGTCACTCATCGGAATATAATCGTACTACTAACCGCGACCAAAATTTGAGGTGTAGTACCTAGCAGAAAAAACATTTTTCTATAGCGCTACGATAGTAAATAGCTTGTCAGGCAAACACTCTAGCCAAACAAATCAATATTAATTTTAAATTTTGGTGCAGTGTTGGTGCAAAAACTTTTATTATGTATGCAGTTGAGAATGATTCTTATTATCGAACTCCATCACGTGTGCGAGAGCCTTTTTGTGTCCGCAAACTACCCAAGTATTACTTACTCATCTTTAATTTCTTTCGCATCAATAATCTTTGCTGGCTGTTGCCACGTTATCTCAATCTTTGTATCTTGAATGATCTCTTGTTTATCACCGTACATAGGCAATAGCTTTGAAGCTAACCATCTATAGTGATGTAACTTCTCACGCACTACCATAATGTTTTTATTGTCTGCGTGTTCTAACTCTTCAATCATATTATCTAAATATGTTTGACAACCTTGCTTTCGTGCATTGGCAATACTTGCGGCAAACTCTTTGTTTTGGCTCATCCACTTATAAATTGTGCTTAAGCTTGGATAATCCTTGTCTTTGCAGATCTGAGTTAAAGGCTTTCCTGTCATTAACTTTTGACAGATATTCTCTGATAAACTTTGAGTTAGTTGTAATTCCTTCGACATTTTTAAACTGTTTTAAATTTTGTAAAGATTTAAGTTTACCTTCTAAAGTACGTGGACCTGTACTCATTCCAGCGTGATTTTTACATCTAAACTTTTTAGAAGTTTTACAATAATAACCTTTGGCTAAACATCGTTTAGAATAGTTACTTGATCTTGTATTGCTTTCGCACTGATCAGGTTTGAATTTCATTTTGTAAGTTAGCTGTTGGAAAGAAAAAAAAGTAAAAAAGAAATTACTTCAAACTTATTTTTGTAAGAAAACTTTTTTTGATACAGCAAAATTATACAGCTGTTTTCTAATCGTGCAACTATTATGTTTTCTTATACTTTATGAAAATTATTTTTTTGAGATTATATAATTAATAGATAAACAATTTGTCGAAATTGTCAAAGTTATTTTTTAATTTAGTAGATAATTTATCTAAGACATTCTCATATACTTTTTTAATTGTTGTTCTATGTAAACCAAAATATCTTCCCAATTTACTCCACTGCATTCTATTTGCTCGCATCCACATTAGCTTTCTATCTCTACTAGGATTTTCTGATATGTCATCTTTTATTAACAATAAAATATCTATAGCAAAGTTATATCTTGTCATTTGCTTTGGTGTTGCACGTAAATTTAATTTTGGTCTTTCGTGAAATGCCCAGTCATCTTTTTCATAATAAGTCTCAAGCAGTTTAAACATAGACGGACACCTATTGTTGTTAGGCTTAGCAATGAAACGCTCAGCGAAAGCAGCATCGTCAAGTATTTCGACAATGTACTTTTCTAATTTAAGTTTTTCATCAAGTAAGCGTTCTATACTTTTTTGCATCTTTATATACCCATTTAAACATTAAATCGTTATCGTTAATTCGATCAAACTCATCTTTTGGCAAATTGATTAATTTATCAAACAGTTGGTGTTGATCTAAATTTGGAAATAAATATTTTTTTTTAACAAAACCTTGCGTATGTTCTTTCAAAGCTTTCCATCCTCTGCTTTGATTATATTTTTGAAATCCTATTGATTGAATAAAATGTTTGTGTCTTGGCATATCGAAAACTAAATATTTTCCGTTATCGTGAATTTTTATTAATGCCAAACCGTCTATATGGATCCTTGATAAATTAGATATACTTTGCTGTACTGTCTCTAAAGAAATTTGAAATTGACCAGCAATATTAACTAAACGAATATATGATTGAAGCTTAACAACGTTAAATTGTCTGCAACAATAACTATAAATTCTAAAATCTTGGTTAGTTAATTTTAATTCATTAAGAACTAATGGATCATTAAGATAAAAGCTGGACATACTTATATTTTCTTTCAAATAAATTTTTTGATTTGTTTTCTTGAACTCTTTTCAGTAGGTAGTCTTTGCTCGGACATTCAGGTCCGTGTTCAACTAAAGATTTGTACTCCAAGTATTGAAGCATTTGATCTGGAGTTAGTTTAATTAGGTCCTTTTTGAATGGTCTTATTCGTTTGACTATAAAGTCAGTAATATCTCTATTTTCTGAGCTTTCATTGACAGTGTAAAAAAACTCAAAATAAGGAACATTTAAAGCCTCAGATACTTGGCAATATGGTGATTGTAACCACCTTGATTTACCTGAAAAATCGTTGTTTTTATTGTAAATAGTATCTGCAACATAAAGGATTTTTGCACAGGCTGGACATAAGCCTAAAACATCAAGATCTGTATAAGAAATACCGTCGTGATGGTTTCTGTGCCACGTCGAAAATGGCGAATTTTGCACTGAATATATCTTATTTCTAGGCATTATTAGCCTAATACAAAATAAAACTTATTTGTCAACAATAACTATTGTAAAATTCTACAATCGGCTATATATAGGATTTAATGATAGCAGCTAAAGAGCGCGTTTATAGAAACATCAAAACTAAATGGCTTGTTTTGCCAGAAGGTGGTCCAACTCTTTTAGGTCAAGGTGTTTTAAGATTAGTTAGATTTGAAATTGATTTTTTTTACGAAAAAAAAGCTAATCAAAAAAAAGAAGGTGTTTCTGTCTATGATGATCAAGTTAGAGTTCGATTATTTTATACTCAAGACAAAGGTTTATTATCTGCTGAGCCTTGTAAAGAATATCAAGGACCAGCAGCTGAAGTTTATGCTTTCATTTTAGAAAATAAAATTTTATCTAACCAAAGTGAGTTTAGAAGAGCTTGGTCTATTGCAAGAACTAAAGGTTTAAAAACAATAATTAATACACCATACAAACCAGCGGACACAGGCGTTAATTTATATGATCTTGTTTTTTCAAATAAAATTACTCCAAAAGAATTTGCAAAAAAAACTGGTAATGATTATGCAAACGTATTTAGAGAAATTAGGTCAAAAACACCTTTAACTTTAAATAAAGCAGTTGAATATTCAAAAATTTTAAACTGTGATCCAGTTGATTTATTGTTTGATCCTTTACAAATAAAAATTTGGGGTCACGTTGACCTTTACAGAGAAATATCTTTAGAAAATAGATATGTAATTGGTCAAATATACGGATCTGTTGAAGAGCAATATGTAAATGTTCCTAGAGATATTTATAAACCAAATTTAAATGCTATTCAGATTAAATCTAATGGTTCTTATTTGCATAACAAAATTGCTTACTACTACCGATCAGATGAAGTTGATGTTTCAAATCATAACAACAAATTAGTTATTGCTGGTATGGAAGATGACGCTTTAGAAGATTTTGGTTTAGATAGTACTTCATATTTTTTTGGTATTTACACAGTAGAAAAAGGAGGCAGACAAACAATTTATAATCCTGATCCTTTTGCATCAAAAAAAATAATTTGTGATAATCGAAAAATTGAATTTAGTTTTATTGCACCAGTTGTTTCTTTAACTAATCCTGATGCTATGGAAAAA